AAGTGCCGGAAAAGGTTGCTCGATTTCAAGCTGCAAACCCAAGGTTCTTCCCGGCACTGACAGCTCTGACTCTCGGCGCTGGCGTTTACAACGAGATGATGGACGACGATCCTGTCGGTCGCAATCTTGTGCAGTCAGCAGGTGTCATTGGCGGTGGCCTTGCGGGTCAGAAGCTCGGCATGATGCTCGGCGGAACGATTGGAACAGCCCTTCTGCCAGGAATTGGTACTGCTGTCGGAGCCGGTCTGGGCTCTCTAGCCGGCGGTGGTCTTGGGACGATGTTCGGGTCTCAGGTCGGTAGCCAGGCTATGGGCGGTATCTATGACGCGATCACTGGAGATTCAGACGAAAGCCGCGCTGAGAAGAAGTATTTGCGCCAGCAGAGAGCTGTAACTAAAGCCGACGCTGAGCGACTTCAAACCCTGGGACCGATCGCCGACAAGATTGCCCAGATGGCAGATGCTCGGGCAATCAATGTGGCGCGGCGAAACGCTGAGATTGCTCAAGACATGAATCTCTTTAACAGGATGAATGCCAGCAATCTGAACATGCAGCAGAACGCTGCTCAGCAACAAGCTCTCCTGATGCAGGGACTTCTTTGATGGCGTATTCACTTCCCTCTTTTAATGCTGCTGTAGCAAGCGCCAGCACCTCGGGCCTGCCTCTGCAGCGATTGCAGGCTGGCATCGACTTTGGTGACGTCAAAAGCACTATTGGCACACAAGCCATGCTGCAGGTCCCATTTACGCAGTTCGCCATGGAAGCAGCCATGGCAAGAGAAGGCCTCGGGCAATTAGCCGCCAACTTTCGGCAGAAAAGGGATCTTGATTACGCGATGGAAATCGCGGAAATGAGGCGCGAGGACGCCAAGAAGGCTCGCCTGATGAGCATGCTTAACAGCAGTAACAAAAGCGGTAGTGGGTCTGGCATGTTTGAGCCTTTGGAGCTTTTGAATCAATATCGTTCAAAAGTGACTGCTCAGGATCGTTATGACGAGAGAGAAGCTGGAGTATTAGACCCGATGGCTACTCTCGGAGCCCAGCTAAATAACATTCCACTTGGCGGGCAACCTCAGCAGCCAGCACAGACGAGTGTCGCTCCTGCCACAACTTCTAAAGTAGAAGCAACACCGCAAGCCAAGGCACTAGATACCAGAGGCGCCAGGGCAATTCTCGACTCTTTTCTTAAGTAGACATGGAAGGTTTGAACGAAGCAGCTCAGCAGGTCCTTGAGATCTTGAAGCTTCCTGGCTACAGCAAGCGAGAGAGAAAAGAGATGGCGGAGCGCTATCTCCAAAGTGTCGAAGCAGCCAACGCTACTTTGACCGACCCGAATTTTGAAGGACGGCAGAAAGAGGCTGATTTTCAATTCAAAAACGACACACGACAAACGCAATCCGAGCTTGCTTCATACGCGGGTTTCAACGACGAAACTCGAAGATCAATCGAAAAGATATCTCCCATCCTTTTGAAGCACCAAAAGGGTCAAATGGGTAACTACGCCGATACTGTCGGAAAAATCACGGCTCCTGGTTACGACTTCAAGAATCGTCAACTCGATTCTCGGGATGCCAACCTGTTGAAGCTTATTGAAGCCGACACTAATAATCGCAAGCGTCAAAACACCATGGACATGCTGCGGACTGGCGGCGCCATTTTGCTGAATTTCCTCTGATTTATTAGCGATGTCTTCTTACGCGAGCACCGCCAGCACTATCGGCGGAAACCTGTATGACCAGGGCGCTTCGTTGCTCACGGATATGGGCAACAAGTACAAGGACAATGATCTAGTTACGGGTTTTGTAACCGGCGCATTCCAGGATGCCGGCAATACGATGATGCAGAGCGGTCTGGCTCTGCAGTACAACACCGCGATGTCTTCGCACCTGGCGAAACTTAACCAGGGCATGGAAAACCTCAAGACAGGTAACCAGCTCAAGTTGATGGGTGCTGAGGGCCGCATTGCGGGAGACTTGATAGAAACGCAAGGTGCGCAGCAACGTCTCGGTATCAAGGAGACAGGAGCTCAGCAACGTCTGAATATCGGAGCTCAAGGCGCGCAGGACCGCCTGAACATTGCCGCAACCGGTGTCGAGCAGCGGGCTGGTATTCGGGAGACTGGTTCTGAACAGCGCAAGGGCATGAGGGTCAAAGGATCTGAGGACCGTAAGTCTCTTGTGACCGCTGGGCAGCAGGAACGACTCAATATCGGTGAGCGTGCAAAGCAGCAGCAGTACCTGCGTTCTGACGCTCGAGGTGCGATTCGTTCGCTGGGTGCCCGATTCTTCGGTTAATGCCTAAGACAATCGACCCTCAGATCCAGGACTTTCTCGCAGCCCTGGATAACGCGCATCGCGAGGGTTTCATGGCGTATGCCGAGAACACCTACTCGGTTTACGAAATTTGGCTCTACGCGGGCGTGCTCGGATACACGGGCAGTTTTGCTGCACTGGAAAAGTGGATCAATCAGACCTATCCCAAGCTCAATCGGCGGGAGATCATGCTCGCCGAGATCGTCAAGCTCGAGGGGGACATCGACTTTCTCAGGCAGCAGGTCCAGGCCGACCTCATCAAAGCGGATGCAGCGGCAACCCGAGTTGCCCATTTGAGCAAGGAATTGCGTGGTCATGTAGTCGAGGTCGACAAGCTGACCAAGGGGCATGACCGCCGTGGCCTGATCATGGCCGGCGCTGACAAGGTTATGCGTGATCTGCGCACCATCTTCAAAAACTCAGACGAAGTGCTGCCTGCTCTGGAGCTGGCCTTCGAATCCATTTGGGCTGATATCTGCGAAGAGAAATGATTCCTGTGTTCCTGTCACTGATGCTTGCTCATCACGCTGACGGGACTTCTTGGGGATGGCATATGAGCTGTGAGCGCTACATGGAGCGTGCAGCCGAGATTCAGATGGATTCGAGTATCGACTACTGGACTCGTATGAACTTGATTCGCTATCTGCGGACCAAGGTCAACGAGCCGTGCAGTGAGTTATTGACTCATGTTCCAGCCGAAATTTTTCCGGCGCTCATTTTGCCTTTGTTCTAGGGGGCGCGAAATAGCCAAAACTGGATAGGTTCTCCGTATGGCAGGCAGCTCAATCTCACAAGCCAAGATGCGGTCTGCAAAGGCTGCAGCCAAGGCGATCGTCAAGAAACAGGTAGAGGTCGAGCTTCCACCTCACGTCATCAAAGCAAGAGCAAGCTTTGCCTACTTCTGCGAGATGATGGGCAAGAAGCCAGCCCGTCATATGAGGGAGTGGCACAAAGTTTTTCTTACCGGCAATAGCAACGACCACCTGCTGGACATTGCAGGCCCTAATACATGTCTGCTGAGCCCTAGGGGAAGCGCAAAGTCCACCGTGCTGGGTTTATTGCTTGGGTGGCTTATCGGCCGCCACGCGCTCGCCAAGAAGCTTCTGAGGATCCTTTATGTGTCGTACAACGTCGATGTGGCCCGGAACAAGAGTGCGGCGATCAAAAACCTCATCTGCTCGAAGGAATACCAGGAGATATTCCCGTGTGTACGGCTCTCCAAGATGCGCACGTCGGACGAGCTCTGGTCGATTGACTGGGATTTTGCGGAGGTGGATATTAGGGGCGAAGATGCTTTTACAGTTGCCTGCGCAGGTCTTAAGGGCACGATTACGTCGAAACGATCGTCGTTGATCGTTGTTGATGACGCCATCAAGAGCGCAGCGAGCATTGCTAACCCGGATATACGCCGGGAGATGGAGACCAACTGGACGAACGTGATCGTCCCCACCATGTTCCAAGGGGCGCGAGCCATCGCCCTGGGTACCCGGTTCCACTTCGACGATCTGTTCGCCACCATCTTCACGGAGAAGAAGGGTTGGAAGTGCATCACTCAGTCAGCTCTGCACTACGACGACGATGGCCGGCCTAAGAGCTATTGGCCCGAGATGTGGTCCGCGAAATACTTGCTCAAGCTGCAGGCAGATGATCGTGTGGCCTTCAGCTACCAGTACCTGAACCAGCCGGTCCGTTCAACCGAACTAGGTATATCTCCCGAACTATTTGTCAAGGCCGAGGTCCCCGAGGAGTACGACACCATCGGGGTAGGTATTGATCTCTCTGCTGGCATGACGGAGAGGAATGACTGGACTGTCTTTACGCTTGCTGGTCGGGTCGACGACAAGGTCTATGTGATCGACTATCGACGTATGCGTTCGATGGGCAACCTCGACAAGATCGAGGCCTTATGCGAACTACTCGTCGAATGGAACCTCTTAGAGGTGAATGACGAGGGCCAGTACTTCAGGACTCAGTCACCCGTCGTCATCTGGCCAGAGGTTGTCGCCTATCAAAAATCCTTTGAGGGCGACATGAAGCGGATCCTCTTCAATGAGTGGCAGCTCTACAACCTCTCCATTAGCCCGGTGAAGGGTTTCCGTGGGGACAAGCTCGCCAGATTGCGTGGAATTATGGGGCTTTTTGAGCATAAAAAGATCTTATTCAATAAATACAGGGACTTCAGTTGTATGGTCGACGAAATCGTCAATTTCGGACACTCACCGCACGATGACTGTGCTGACTCATTGAATATCGTGGTACAAGGCCTAATGCGCCGAGGCAAGGCACACATTGAGTGGAACTAACATAGAAGTATGAGCCAAGGCATTCAAGACCGCTTCCGCCGCATTCTCGAAGCGGCCAGAAAGCGTGACGGCGGATCAGGTACTGACACGATGATCGTGAACAGTCATCTCTCGCAGATGAAGCTGTTCATGTTGCGCCAGGGTCTGGAGTTTTACCCCGCGCAAGATACTTACGGATTTAGGAAGCAGTTCCTGTCCCAGATCATTGAAGAGAACGAGATTGATACTCGCCTAGAGGGCATCGTTGATGACTTCCTCATTGATGGCAAAGGTCTGTTTTATTTCCGCCCGATTAAGGACACATATCGGATCATGTGGTTCAGCGCGGATAATTACCGCGCTTATTACGACGCAATGGGTGAGCTCGACGAGATCGAGCTGATCTATTCATTCACCGTCCGTGACAGCCTCTCAGGACCTTCCGCGCAGACCTTGCAAGGTGGCTCGGAGCGCTACGTCAAGCTGCGGGTCCGTCGTGACGAGATCAAGGAAACGATCACAAACGAAAAGCCATCGTTTGACGCAAATACCCAAACCATGGCCTTTGCGGCCAACAAGACCCGCACGCTGACCAACAGCTTGGGCTTTATCCCTGCCGTTGAGTCGTTCAACAGCATGCGCTCCACAGGGATGGACGCAACTGGCGAGTTTGACTGGCTGGCTGAGCAGATCGTCACCCACGACGACCTGGTCAAGAACATTCGAACCAATATCCATTTCTTCGGCAACCCGACTCTGTTGTCGAGTCGGCCTAAGCATGACCTCGTTGACAGCGGTGACGAGGAAGGCGCTCGCCCAACGATCAGCTCACAAGCAGGCTTCTACGCCTCGAATCGCCCGTCAACACGGGTGAGTTCGCCCATGGGTGGCGCCGCCGGCGGTGGCATGAAGGTGCCCCGGATCATCGCCAACATTGAGCCAACTGACCGTGCCGCCTACCTGACTCCTGATGCTGTTTCAGGTGATCAGAACCTTTACGCGCGCCAGTACCGAGAAGAGATTCGGACCGCTCTTGGTGGTGTCGATGAGCTGGGTATTACGGCTGGTGCTACCGCCTATGAGATCAAGTCTCTCTATGGACGTGCCGCGACATCTGCTACACGTCGTTGCCGAGGTCTTTTGACCTATGGCCTCTGCAAAATGCTGTCTCTGATTATCTTCAATGAAGAGAAGATTTTCCGGCAATCTTTCGCTGCAGCTGTTGGCCTGAATCAACCACCAGCACCAATTCGCGAGGACTTCCCGGATGGCGCGACCTTTGATGAGGCGGTCACCGCTTACCAGCAGATTTCTAAAGAGTACGAGGGAACTCTTGAGGTCGAGATTGGTAATGCCATTCAGTCCCGATCTTTGCCTCAGGGGGTCGTAGGACTTATACCTGATGGTGATCGAAGGATTGAATGGCGATGGAAAGGTCCCGTCTTCGAGGACGGTACAGAGGATATACTTAACTCAAGCATTGTTGTTCGTAACCTTCAGGAGCTCGGTGTTAACTCCATCGAGGCCCTGCGTTATCTCTTCCCTGATAAAACAGATGAAGAGAGAAGCGCAATGCTCAGTGGCTATCCATTCCGAATGGCCCAAGCCACACAACAGAGTATTGGCACATTCCTGACGCTGATTGAAAACATGCGTCAGGTCCCCCATCCGCAGGCACCCGACTTGCCGTTGCTTGCGGATCCCAAGTTGGATCTCACAAACTTCATTTACCGCGCGCTTGATTTCCTTAAGCGTGAGTTGACTTATGCAGGACAGTATTCAGACGCCCCAGGCTCAAGTGACCCCGCAAGCCTCGATCCCATCGAGCGCGCCCGCGCCGACGCAGGCTTACCAATCAGCGCCGGCCCAGAACGCCCAACCTTCGTACCAGATTCCTTCGGTTCCACAGCCGGAGGCACCGGTCAGCTACCAACAGGCGGCTCCGGCACCGGAGGCCAACCCATGGCAGCAGGCGTTCGAACGGCTGAGCGCAAGTCTGAGCGCGACGCAGAACTCCCAACCGCAGGCAGCCTACTCAACTCCGACCCCACAGGCAGCCCCTTCGCAGGACGCGGCATGGCAGGGTTCGGCCCAAATGCAGTACCAAGCGGCTCCTTCCGTATCGGGGCTGCAGACCTCAATTCCCCAAGCAACGCCGGCGTACTCCCAGGCCCCGACACAGGCACCGAGCTACAGCAACGAGCAGACAGCACCCGTCAGCGACGAGTATCTCGCCGCCGTCAGCGACGAAACTCTTGAAGTCCTGCAGCACTTTGGCGCTGAGGCTCCTGCACTGCTGAATCGCTACTCCTGTGTAGTCGAAGATGCACTGTTGGCTCAAGCTGAGCAGACCGCCAACGTCTTGCAGCAAGTCGAGGCTCTGACCGGCAACCTCGAGGATGCCAAGAAAGTCATCGACGCAGCAGCTGAGGACAACGCTGCGTACCACGTCATGCTGACCAACCCCGACATGTTGGCTGCATACGTCAACGATTTCTTCGGTCCTGAAGGCCCCTACCCGACCGAGACCTCTGAAGATCGTCTGCGTGCCGAGATCGAGGCCAACGAAACTCGTTTCGCCCCTCAGCCTCAAGCCCAGGCACCTGCTCCTCAGGCTCCTGCGCCCCAGGCTCCTGCCTTTAAGCGCCCTGAAATCGACATGCCTCAGCCTGGTGTCCAGGCCGGTGCTCGTCCCGATGATTTCTGGGCAACCTTCAGCGCTATGAGCGACAAGAACCCCGCTGTGGCTTGGCAGATGCTTTCCCAGGCTGGTCCTGACGCTCTGCGCAGCAAGATCCTGGTTTCCGAAGGCTGATCAATACGTGGCCCCGGACTCCGGGGCCTTTCTCTATGAATCTTCCTCCTCAAAATATCAACGCTCTTCTTCTTGATCAGTCGCCTGGTTCGCCTGACGCCTATCAAATTCAGCAGGCTATGCAGCAGCAAGCCAAGCGGGATGAAGTAGACGCAGGGATGGCCGGCACTCAAAAGATTGCAGCCATTATGGATATGGCAAAACAGCAATCTGCTGGTGAAGCCACTCCTGAAAACAAAGCAAATGCTTTGCTTCTAAATACCATGGCTGGTATTCAAATGAATGCAGGTGGCGGCCAAGCCAAGATGGCTCTGGCTCAAGAAGATGGTAATGCAATCCTGCGCCGTCTTTATGGTGGTTGATCGTTAGATTGATCATCTAGCTGATTAACAAGCGTGCGTCTTGCCGGCAGCGACGACATCTTTAATGAGTTGTCGGCACACGCAACCGAATCTCAATCTGCTCGGCACGTTGACAGTGTCATTGAGCAGATTGAGATTTTGCGTTCTAAGGGTCTTTCGGACTCCGCTGCTATTGGGCACGGTCTGAATATCTGGGAAGGCAAAGAAGAAGCCATATCAGCTGGGCCGAGATTCGCAGCGATTTACGGAGATGGCACACCTGATAGCACCGCTAGCCCTAGCGACAGCAATCAATCTGATTGAAGGATTTGAGGGAGTAGAAACCCAGGCATACATGGATGCAGTTGGGGTCCCGACGATCTGCGCTGGCCTCACGCGTTACCCCAATGGGACTCCTGTGCGCATGGGAGACGTTTGTAATAAGGACGTATGTAGGAGATATCTAGAGGACATGCTTAAAACCACGTATGTACCGCCCTTAATGGCGATACCTGGGTGGAATAAGTTTGGACCTAGAAGACAAGCCGTCCTGCTTAGTTTTGCCTGGAACCTTGGCCCAAATTTCTACGGCGGGCTGGGTTTCGAGTCAATCACCCATGCCCTTCAGGATGGTGCTAAAAAGCGCGAGGCTTATAGCAGGGTCCCTGAAGTCTTGATGAAGTACACCAAGGCAAATGGTGTAGAACTTGAAGGCCTAAAAATTCGACGTCAGAAAGAGGGTGAACTCTGGGAGTGCGAGAACGATGGGATTATGGAATTTATCTGCTTGATCTCTTCTTTCTTGAAGAAGGCCCCGATTGGGAATCGTTATCTTTCCAGCGAAGGAAGACAAGGTTTTGAGACCGGCGAGTCACTGCAAGTCGTTGCTGTAGAGGATATTGCAGAGGACAGCCATATCTGGGTGACTCTCGCTGATACCAATGAAAAATGGGCTATGTACATGCCTCATTGGAAGGAGGAATCAGCACGCCCGAGTCTTGATGTATTTGAGCGTGTCGATTGGGGTGACTTTGGCGCGCATCTCAGCCCGTATCTGACGGTTGGGCAAGTACTTCAGTACGACAAGCGTCGTCGTCCGCAAGTAGGCAGCAAGGAAGAAGAGGAGCTGTTTTATATCGCAGGCCAATACAGCCTGATTCGGGAGGCATGGGGTGGGCCTTTAGGCGTGACCAGTGGCTACCGACCGGAGCCGATCAATACCCAGGTTGGTGGGCATCCGGGCTCGTATCACGCCAAGGGAATGGCTTTAGACATCTACCCAGTTGGGGAGTCTTGCTCGGTTTTCTACAGGTGGCTTGCAAAGCGCTGGACAGGAGGTCTTGGCGACGGGTGTGGACGTGGTTTTGTACACATCGACACCAGAGATGACGGTGAGTTTGTCGCCAGGGCAGGCGTTAAGCCTGCCGTGATCTGGTCTTACTGATGGAAGAAGACGACATCAGGCTTGTAATGGAGTTGTCTCTTGACGAAGTACGGCAGATCGCCTACTCACTCGAATTTCATTACAAGCAGTGGCCTGGCTATCCAGCAGCAGAAAAAGAAGAGCAGGAAAGGCTTTGGAGGCTCCGGCGGATCTTTCGTATGGCAATGCTGGAAGTCTCCTTCCATAGCGACGATTAGTCGCGTTGACGCCAATCGTCAGTCTTGTCTTGGCTGAACCAAGAGGCGATTTCTTCGACGGTATTGAATCCGTCGACAATGTGGTTCGAGGGGTCGGGGTCGCCGATGTCCATCTGATTCATGAAGTCGTCAAGGCTCCCGGGCTGCATGTCGGGATTGTTGGCAGTGCGACGAGCTTTGCGCAGCATTTCAGAAGCGCTGCGGTTTGCCTTGCCGAGCTTGTCAGCCCAGATCATGTCGTCTAGCTGGACTTCTTCGCCGTTAGCAATGCGCTTACAAATGAACTCAAGTCGGAGGCGATATTGAGTCGAGAGCATGCCTTTCTTTGTAATGTAACGGCTTTATTTGCCTTGTCCGCGCATCAATTTCTTGCCAGGCTTCGGACGACTGCGTCGACCTTGGCCTTGCGTAGTTTTCTTGTAGACAGGATCTTTGTGGGGCTGCCCGAGAAGTGACTTTTTGATTTTTGCCATCAGACCACCCGCACGGCCATAGCGCCGATGTTGAACTGCACGGTGTCACCTAATTCCACGTCGACGCTGGAAGTGAGTTGACCAGAAGCAAGGAAGTTGCCGCCACTTGCTTGGTCCCACACGCCAAAGTGCGTCACGGTGACGGCGTTGGTGTTTTGAGCCGAAGTAGTGAGCTGGACCACGCCTGTATTTGTGATCTCGAAGCCACCGCCTGAAGCACCTGCCACAGCTCCAAGCGCGCTGCTGGAAATGGTGGTGCGGTTGGTGGAGCCTGTGATGGAGTTGGTCACATCGCCACTGGTCCCAGAAGTCCCTGGGTCAGAAGAGTGCAGTGAGATGTAGACATTCGAGAGCGCAGTCGGGAACGGGGAGCCCTTTACCCAGCTGAGGACTTGCGTCGCAAAATACTGCGAGAATGCCATGGACTTCTATATCTGAGGAGAAATTTTTTTCTCAGTCCGTCGTCAAGGACCGTAACCGCCGTATGAAGGTGGCGCTGCACTTAGCGTAGCTACATTCGCTGAGCTCAATGTTGCTTTCGACGAAATCTTGTGTGTCATCTTCAGGCGACCGCTAGGTAGCATTCGGCATACAGCTACGCCTGAAGGGATCAGAAGTGTGCCTCGAGATCCATTGCTTACAAGTAGATGACCGGTTGCTCTCTTGAGTGATTCGTTGGTTGGAATTGTTGATTCGAAAGGTCCAGTCAGCAGAGCAACGCCTGGAATCTTGACGACTGAGAAACGAGATGTAAGAGCAGCCGTAAGAACCACTGCGCCGTTGAGC